ATCACTTCGAAGTGTAGACCCAGAGATTCCTGTTTATATGAGAGCGACAGGTAACCCCGGAAATGTAGGTTCGATGTGGGTAAAAGAAATGTTTGTTGACCCTGCACCTGCTAATACAAAGTTTGAAATAGAAATCAAAACTCCTGTAGGTGTAAAAAAGATTACAAGAAGATATATTCCTGCAAAGCTACAGGATAATCCTTACTTGATGCAAACAGATGATTACTACGCAATGTTGGCATCATTACCAGAAGTTCAAAGAAAACAATTCTTAGAAGGTAACTGGGAAGCATTTGAAGATTCATCTTTTCCAGAGTTTAACAAAGAGATTCATGTTGTTAAGCCTTTTGATATTCCAAGAAACTGGATGAGATTTAGAGCAGCAGACTGGGGATATAGTTCACCTGCTTGTTGTTTATGGTTTGCGATAGACTTTGATAATAATATATTTGTTTATCGAGAATTATATACTAAAAAGATTACAGCAGATATATTTGCTAGAAAAGTTTTAGAAGCAGAGTATGGAGAATATATTCGATACGGTGTATTGGATAGTTCAACATGGGCAAGACGAGGTGATATAGGTCCTAGTATTGCTGAAACAATGATACAAGAAGGATGTCGTTGGAGACCTTCTGATAGAAGTCCAAGAAGTCGTGTTGCAGGTAAACTAGAATTACATAAAAGATTACGACCTGATGAAGAGACTGGATATCCCTCTTTATTTATTTTTGATAACTGTACTAATTTAGTTAGAACATTACCGATGTTACCAGTTGATAAAAATAATCCTGAAGATGTTGATACTCACGCTGAAGACCATGCTTACGATGCATTACGTTATGGGTGTATGAGTAGACCTGTTCATCCTGTAGCAAAAAAGTTTCATGACTTTGGTGTAGGACAAACAACAGATTTTAAACCTGCTGATAAAATTTTTGGCTACTAATGAAAAATATTAAAATAGGTTATAGAGATTACAAGATAAAAAATTTAGATTCCATTGTATCTAGATGTAATGAGATTAACGGACAGTTCCTTGCATCGGATGGAGTCATCGCTTTATCATCAACAGAAGATAATATATCTCATGCCAATACTTTAATTCATGAAGTATTACATGCAATCATTTATCAATGGGGTATTGATTTAGATGATAAAGAAGAAGAAAAGATTTGCAACACTATTGCAAATGGACTAACGACTGTATTTGTAGATAACCCTTCGTTGTTATCTTATTTACAGAAAAACTTAAAAGGAGAAAAATAAAATGGCAATAATGAGAACATACAAGATGGGAGACTTACCTGAGGATAATGTGGGTTATGGCAAAGATGCTAAATCCCCTAAGACTGCAGATGTAAATGTCGTAAAGAAGGGTTCACCTCTTCCTAAAGACCAAGAAGGTGTATATGATGTATCTGCACCTAAAGGTAAATCCAAATCTGGCGTAGACGCAAAAGTATTTAGTTTAGCTGACGAAAGAGATTACTAAGAGGTATAAATGCCACACTCAAATATAGGTAGTGGTGCGTACTCTGAAACCGATAACGTAGAAGCACTATCCGAAGAAAAGGATAAAAGTTTTGACAATATTGGTTACGTCATTGAAAGCCGACTAAAAGAATCAGAACAAGCACGTCTCTATGATGAGAAGAGATGGTTACGTGCATATAGAAACTATAGAGGTATCTATGGTTCTGATATGGCTTTTAGAGATTCAGAGAAATCTAAAGTTTTTGTTAAGATAACAAAGACAAAAGTATTAGCAGCCTACGGACAATTAATTGAAGTATTATTCTCACAGGGTAAATTTCCTATTGGAATTAATCCTACTACTGTTCCTTACGGTATTAAAGAATATGCTCATGTTAAACCAGACAATGCCCCTGAAGAAGAAAATCAGAGGATAAATGATATTTATGGTTTTGCAGGAGATGGTAAAGATTTACCACCTGGTACAACAACCAATGATATTTTAAATGGTTTAGAAGAAAAGTATGGCGATGCTAATATAGGCTCTGGCCCTGCACCTGATTTGCAGAACATGATGCAGATAGAACCTGCAATGGAAACTGCAAAGAACATGGAAAAAATTATCCATGACCAATTAGAAGAAACACATGCAATATCTGTTATGCGACATGTATTGTTTGAAATGTGTTTATTAGGAACAGGTGTTTTAAAAGGCCCTTTCAATTATGAAAAGGCACAGCATCGATGGGTAGCAAGTGAAGAAGGTGAAAAAGAATATGCACCTGATACACGATTAGTACCAAGAGTAGAAGCTGTATCATGTTGGGATTTATATCCTGACCCAGATGCTGTTACTATTGATGATGCTGACTATGTTATTCAACGACATGTGATGAATCGTTCACAAGTTAGAGATTTAACTAATAGACCTTTCTTTAGAAAATCAGCTATTAAAGATTTATTATCTAGTGGCCCTAACTATGAAACACGAAGCTATGAAACAGCTTTGTATGATAGAGAGAACCAAGAAGAGTTTAATAAAAATAGATTTGAAGTTCTAGAATACTGGGGTGTCATGGACAAGAACCTAGTAGAAGAAGCAGGAATTGAATTACCTGATGACATCAAAGATGATTTAGATGAAGTACAAGTTAATGCATGGGTATCGAATGGTTATATTTTACGTTTAGTCCTTAATCCTTTTACACCAGCGAGAGTACCTTTCATGGTTTGTCCTTATGAAATCAATCCCTATCAATTCTTTGGAGTAGGTGTTCCTGAGAATATGGATGATGCACAGACAATTATGAATGGTCATGCAAGAATGGCTATTGATAACTTAGCATTAGCAGGTAACTTAGTCTTTGACGTAGATGAAACAATGTTAGTTCCGGGTCAAGATATGACTGTCTATCCTGGAAAAATATTCAGAAGACAAAGTGGTCAAACAGGTCAAGCTATTCATGGATTACGTTTTCCTAATACTGCACCTGAAAACTTACAGATGTTTGATAAGTTTAGACAACTAGCTGATGAGTCTACAGGTATTCCATCTTATTCACACGGTACAACAGGAGTTATGTCCACAACAAGAACAGCTTCTGGTATGTCAATGTTAATGGGTGCTTCAGCTTTAAATATTAAAACAGTTATTAAGAATATTGATGACTACTTACTCAAACCTTTAGGTGAATCTTTATTCTTTTGGAATATGCAATTCAATCAAAATATTCCTGAGATACAAGGTGACTTAGATGTTAATGCAATGGGTACATCTTCTTTAATGCAGAAAGAAGTACGCTCACAAAGATTAATGACCTTTATGCAAGTTTCATCTAATCAGTTCTTAGCACCATTTATTAAATGGAATAATATTATTAAAGAGATTGCAAAATCTTTAGACATCGACCCTGAGCAAGTGGTTAATGACCCAGAGAAGGCTCAGTTAATGATGAAAATGATGGGAGATATGAATGGAAATCAACAAACTCAAAGCCCTAACCAGCAACAAGGCGGTATGGGAAATACTGGAGGAGTACCTGCAGGAGCATCTGTCACAGACACACAAGGGTCTGGAGGTGGCAACATCGGAGTCGGAACTCCACAGACTCCAGGGGAAAGCGGCTTTACTGCACCAAATACTCAACCTGAGGGAGCAATTGAATAACTAAATGGCATTATCAGATATCTTAAAAAAATATGGTGATACAGTAGGTATTATGAAACCCACATCTGCTACAGAAGGAATAGTTCCTTACAAAACTGTAGCTTCAAGTTATCCAGTCTATAATAGAGATACTGATACAGTAGAAGATAAACAAACATTTAATTATGAGCCTGTAGGTATTATGGCTCAGCCTACATTACCTGAAGGTAAACCTGTTCCTATTCAGCCTCCATTTATGCCTAGCCCAACTCCTCTACCACAACCTGAACAACCTTTTGTTACAGGCCCAACAGGTGTTATATCTTATGGTACAACAGAAGAAGGTACACCAAGATTATTAACAGATTATAGAACAGGCGAGACAACTTATGCACAAACAGGAGAACCTTATACTCCACCACCCATAGAGCCTACAGAACCTGAAACAGATGCGGGTGTAGGTGAAGAAATAATTCCTTGTGACCCAGGTTATGTGTATGACCCTATTACAAGTTCTTGTGTTAAAATAGAATCAGATAGACCTGATGAAGTTAAAGCTACTAATCCTCCAAGAGATATAGGCCCTATTGCTAAAGCAACAACTTCAGTAGCACAGGCTATTAAAAATCTTAGTGATGAAGGTAAATTAGCAGAAACATATGGTAAAGACACTACACTTACAATAGATAATTCTACATTTTTATCAAACTTTGGTATTATTGGAAAACTAGTAGATAATGTTTTAATAAAAAACCCTGCAGATAATAACTTATTTAAAATGGCGGCTGACCCAAGAGCAAAAGGAATTACTGTTACTAAAAATGCAGACGGAACATTAAATGCTAATTTTACACAAGAAGGTAAATATAATTTTGGTCAAATACAAACATCAGAATCTTTAGCAGGTCGCTTAGCCACCACACAAAAAACAAAAAATGGTAATATTATAATGGCTCCAAATAATACACCAATGATTGTAGGACCTATTTCTGTAAATAGTTTTGGTGTAACTACTCCTCCTAAAACAGAATCTAAAAAAGAAATTAAAAGAGGTACTTCCACAGGAGCATTTGAAGGAAGTGGTTTAATGAAATCAGCACCAGGAACTAGAATGAAAGAGGATAAAGATAAAAAAGTTTATACACCTAAACCTACAACAAAAACAGATGCTAAAGATATTGAAAAAGATTTAGATAATTTATTAAAAGATGTCATTACTAAAGAAGATAAAGAAAAAGCAAAAGGTACAACAGGTAGTAATGCTAATAAACAAAGTGGTGGTAAAATAGTTTGTACAATGATGAATGAGTCCTATGGATTTGGTTCATTTAGAAATAAAGTATGGTTAGCACATTCTTCTAAATTATCAAAAGAATATGAAGTAGGTTATCATGCATTATTCTTACCATTAGTTAAGTATGCTAAACAAAAAGGTTTCACTAATATTATTGTTAAAAATGTATTAGAACATATTGCTAGACATAGAACAGTAGATATTAGAAAACAACAATATAATAAAGTTGATGTGTTAGGTAGAACATATAGAACTATATTAGAACCATTATGTTACATTACAGGGAGAATTAAATTATGGAAGAAGAAGTAATGAATCAGCAAGGTATGATGAGTGCAGAGGTTCAACCAACATCTACACCTGATGATACTCAGCAAAGACTCGTAGGATTACTAGGAGATAGAGTAGAAAATAATTTACAAAATCTAAATGATGAAGAAATGCAATTGATTACACAATTAAACATTCCTCAGTTTAGAGATTTTATGTCAAAAGTTTTTGGGCCTGAATTTGGTATTATTATGGAAACAAGAATACCACAGCCACAACCAGTTTCACAACCCAGTGGAAGCCCTGCACCAACGACTGGTGAGGGTATGATGACGCAGCCACCCTCTCAATAGAGGCCCTGCATATAGGGGCGACCTGAATCCAACAGCACCCCAAAGGAGATAAAATGGAAAACGAAAAGAAATCTGACGTTGTAGAAGAACAAGTTTCTGAAGCAACAGAAGAAATCGCAACTCCTACACCATACCAGAATCCTGATAGGAATCTTATGGATAAGGAAGACGAAAAGACAGCTACTGAAGATACCGAAGACAATTCTGACGAGAATACATCTAAGGAGAAACACCCTGTCGGAGTAGAAGATGCTGTTTATAAGAAGCGTTATGATGACTTAAAACGGCATTATGATGAAACCGTATCTAAGCATAAAGACGACCTCATCAAACTTAAAAAAGAAAAAGAAGCGATATCTAAAAAGCCTATCTTTAAAACCCAAGAGGAATTAGAGCAATGGCGTAGAGACTATCCTGATATGTATGATTCTGTTATGCAATTAACTACAGAAGCTACAATGAAAACGAAGCAAGAATTACAAGAAGAAATGTTGGAAGTAAAAAGACAACAATCTCAACTTGCTCGAGAAAAAGCTGAAGTAGAATTAGCAAAGAAACATCCAGATTATCAAGAACTTAGACAAAGTCAAGATTTTCATGACTGGGCTAAGGCACAACCAAAGTATATAAGAGATATGCTTTATGATAATAATGATAATCCACTTGATGCTTCAAGAGCTATTGATTTGTATAAATACGATACAGGTCTTTCTAGCAAGAAAGTGTCTATTGATTCTAAAAAAGAAGCAGCAAAATCTGTTTCTAAAACTAAAGTATCAGAGACACCTACTGATAAAAAGATTTGGAAGTGGGATGAAATACGTAAGATGAAACCTTCTGAATATGATAAGTTTGAAAAGGAAATCGATACTGCTAATAGAGAAGGTAGGATTCAATAACAAAAAAGTCATAACAACTTTAAATAATAAACAATAACAAAAGGAGAAAAACGATGGCATTTACTAAATCAAGTGGATATGCTAACTTACCAAACGGTAACTTTAGCCCAATTATCTACAGCCAAAAAGTCCAAAAGTTTTTCAGAACTGCATCAGTAGTAGAAGCAATTACTAACACTGACTATGCAGGTGAAATTGAAAACTTTGGCGACACTGTAAACATCATCAAAGAACCCACAGTTACTGTTCAGTCTTACACAAGAGGGTCTTCAGTAAATCCACAAAATTTATCTGATGACCAGTTACAGCTTGTAGTAGACCAAGCAAACGCTTTTGCATTTAAAGTTGATGATATTGAGGAAAGACATTCTCACATTAACTTTGAATCAGTTGCAACTTCTTCTGGTGCTTATGCATTGAAAAATGAATATGACAAGAATGTAATCGCAGCTATGTTTGCAGGTCCAAGTGCAAGTTCACCTGACCATGTAATCGGTTCTGATGGTTCTGGAGTAGACGTAGGTTTTGGAACTTCTGAAATTGACCCAGTCGATTTAATTTCAAAACACTCACGCTTATTAAACAAACAGGATGTACCTGAAGAGAACAGATGGTTCTTAGGTTCACCTGAGTTTATGGAGCAACTAGGTCAAACTTCATCAAAACTTATGGATGACACTACTGGAGCAGCCGCACCATTAAGAAATGGTAAAGTATACTCTGGTAAGATTATGAACATGGATGTATATATGACAAATAACTTTGCTGCAAGTTCATCAAGCAACTACTACAAAGTATTATCAGGTCATATGGCATCTACTGCAACAGCTAACCACATTGCAAAAATCGAAGTTATCAGAGACACTGATTCATTCTCTGATGTCGTTAGAGGCTTACATGTGTTTGGAAGAAAAGTGTTACGTGACGTAGCTCTTGTTGCAGAACACGTCTTAATAGACTAATAGTAGGAGGAAATAAAAAATGACAGCTTATAACAGTGATATTACTTCTACTAACATTACAGCGAAAATGGGTTCAGCTATCCCAAGAGTTATCTCTGATGTAGTAGATTTTTCATCTACAACAAACGCATCAGGCGATACTTTTGATGTATTACCTGTTCCTGCTAACTCACTAGTGTTAGCCGCTGGTGTAGATGTATTAACAGCCGATGGTGCAGGTAACTCAGGTACTATCGCAGTTGGTGATAGTGTAGACGCTGACCAATATGCAGCAGCAGCAACCGTTGCAGCAGCAGGTCAAATGACTACTCTTGATGCAAACTATGCTTATGCTTCAGCAGACGCAATCAGACTAACAATTGGTACTGGTGCTATTGATGCTAAAGTAAGAGTATGGGCATGTGTCATGTCTTTAGATGATGGTGGCGTATTAGCCGATACTGATTCTCAGACATCAACATTTGCATAATAATAATGGGGGGTTTTAATGCCCCCCTTTTTTAAAATATGAAATTTTTTATTGTATTAGTTATATTATTAGTGGGAGAAGAAAATCCAAGAGTAATGCAATACAAATATGGTGATTTTTTAGAAATAGAAACTTGCGATAAATTTATTGAAGAACAAACAGATTATTTAAAAGCGAGTATTGAATTACAATTCCCTGTAGAAACAATTCAAGAAAGTGTTGTCATGTGTATGACACAAAAAGAAATAGATAGAATTACTAATTATTTAGAGGAAAAACAATGGCTGGAACAAAAACATATTTAGAATTAGTTAATGATGTACTAAGAGAGCTAAATGAAGTAGAATTAACATCTGCTTCTTTTGCTAATAGTAGAGGAGTACAAACAGCCGTCAAAGGCTTTGTTAATAAATCAGTTAATGATTTGTATAGTGCTGAAGTTCAATGGCCTTGGTTACATACTAATGGAACACAAGTAACTTATTCTGGGCAACAAGAGTATACTTTTCCTACAGCTTTTCGTTTAGCTGACTTTGATAGTTTTAGAATCAAACCAACAGAAAGAGTAAGTAATGGTGAATTTACTTCTAATATTTCAGGATGGACAACTGTTAGTGGTTCACCTGTTTATTCTTCTACAGGAAATGGAAGATTAAGATTAGATACAGCAGAAGTTTCTCAATCTGTTAGTGCTGTTAAAAATAAAACACATCAATTAAGTGTTCGATTAATTGATAGCACAGGTTCAGGCACAGCTTTAACAATTAAAATTGGTACATCTCAAGGTGCATCTGATATTTATTCAGATACTTTAACAGTAACAGATACAGGTAATGGTAAAATATTATCAACAACTTTTACCCCTACTTCTAATACTATTTATGTTGGATTATCAACAGCATCTTCCGATACATTAGAAGTAGACTTTATTAGAGTATCTCAAGAAGAAGTTCCTGTTGCTTTGAATTATATTTCTTATGATGCTTATATTCAAGGCCGATATACAATTGATACAACGAATGACGATTCTCAATATGGTAAACCTTTATTTGTTTATCGAACTCAAGACCATTTAAGTTTTGGATTATCGCCAATTCCTGATGGTGATTTTTATACAGTCGAATATGAATACTTTAAGACTCATACTGATTTATCAGCTTCTACAGATATATTAGATTTACCTAATAGATATGCTGATGTTGTTGTCAATAGAGCAAAGTATTATTTATACAAATTACGAAATGATGTTCCAATGGCAAACATTGCTAATGCTGAATATGAAGCAGGAGTAGAAAGAATACGAGTAGAAATGTTGAATAGACAAGACTATATGAAAGATACTAGAGTTAATTTAAACACTACTTCTCGTACAACTAGTAATACCTCAGTATTAACCTTTACATAAGATGTCAGATTTACAACCTTTTACAACGAGTATTGGTGGTGGATTAGTACAAAACAAAGATGTCTTTTCCATGAATCCTGGAGAGGCTTTAGAGTTAACAAACTTTGAACCTGATATTGAAGGTGGATATAAAAAAATATTAGGTACGACTTTATTCAATGATAATATTGTACCTCAAGTAGCATCATCAAGTGAACGTGTAGTTATGTCTGCCGTATTTAATGATGTTGTTTTAGGAGCAAGAGGTGGTAGTATTCATCGTGCTTCTAGTGGTAGTGGTTCATGGACTTCTTTAATTACAGGATTAGGAACTCCTACACAAAACTATGAGTTTAGAAAATTTAATTTTGATGGTACAGATAAGATTGTTATTTGTTCAGCAACATCAACACCAAGAATAGTAAACTCTAGTTATAGTGTTACTAATGTTAATGCTACAGGTAGTGCTAACTTTAAGTTTGTAGAAATATTTAAGAATCATATTTTCTTTTCAGGCGATTCTAATAATAAACAATCTGTTAAGTTTATGCCACCATTTGGTACAAATGATTTTGATACAGCAAATGGTGCAGGTGAAATACGAGTAGACTCTACAGTTACAGGTCTTAAAGTTTTCCGTGAAAGTTTATTTATTTTTTGTACTGATGAAATATTTAAATTAGTAGGAAACTCTTATGCAGATTTTCAACTACAGCCTGTTACTCGAAAGATTGGATGTCGAGATGGTAGAAGTATTCAAGAATTTGCAGGTGATATTATATTCTTAGGGCCTGATGGATTAAGAACAATCGCAGGTACAGACAGAATTGGTGACGTTGAATTGGGAACTATTTCTAAACAAATACAAGAAGAAATAGATAACATTACGACACATAATATTAATTCACTTGTAATTAGAGATAAATCACAGTATAGAATATTTTATCCTACAAGTGATGCACAAAATGAAAATGCATCTATCGGATTAATTGCTGTTATTAAATCTAATCCTAATACAGGACAATTAGGTTTTGAATATTCTAAAATACAAGGATTAAAAGTTTCAAGCTGTGATTCTGATTTTATTAGTAATAATGAAACTGTTGTATCAGGCGGATATGATGGTTATATTTATCAACAAGAATCAGGAAATGTATTTACAAGAATAACAAGTAGTAATACAATTAATGCATTTTATCGTACACCTGACTTAACAATGGGAGACCCAGGTGTTAGAAAAAGTATGCAACGAGTTATTTGGAACTATGAAAATGAAGGTAATGTAGATGCTAATTTTAAATTACGTTATGATTTTGATAGTTCGAGTATTCCACAACCAGCGGCCTACACCTTATCTACAGGAGCAGGTATTGCTGTTTATGGTCTAGCTGTATCCACATATGGTACAGCAGTTTATGGTTCATCAGGTTCAAACTTAGTAAGACAATCTGTCGAAGGTAGTGGATTTACAGTCGCACTAAGAGTAGAAGAAACATCTACGAATCAACCAATATCATTTAAAGGATATCAATTAGAATTTATACCTGGAGGTAGAAGATAAAATGGGAGCAACGTATACAAGACAAGAATCCAGTAATATTACTGACGGTTCCGTTATTGAGGCGACACACTTTAATAACGAGTTCAATCAGTTAGAAGCAGCTTTTGCTGCATCTACTGGACATAGCCACGATGGTACTACAGCAGAGGGAGCATATGTTCCTCTTATTGCTGATAGTGATGCATTAAATAAAATACTCGTAGACACATCAAACAATAGATTTGGTGTATTCACAGAAGTAGGTGGTGTTGCTACAGAACAGTTCAGATTTCAAGATGGTGCTATTGTTCCCGTCACCGATAATGATATTGATTTAGGTACTGCTTCTTTAGAATTTAAAGATGGTTATTTTGATGGTGTATTATACACAGATAGCCTAGCCTTACCTACAACAACTATTACTGATATACTTGATGAAGACAATATGGCTTCTGACAGTGCAACAGCTTTAGCCACACAACAATCAATCAAAGCCTATGTTGATGCTCAAGTTACTGCTCAAGACTTAGACTTCCAAGCAGATAGTGGTGGTGCTTTAAATATTGACTTAGATTCTGAGACCTTGACATTTACAGGTGGTACGGGTATTGATACAAGTGGTAGTGGTAATGCTGTAACTTTTGCTATTGATTCAACTGTAGCCACTTTAACAGGTACACAAACACTTACTAATAAAACTTTAACAACACCTACCATTGCATCGATTGTTAATACAGGAACTTTAACACTTCCTACTTCAACAGATACATTAGTAGGCAGAGCAACTA